TATGCAATTTCACAAGTGCCAACCGTAAACAAAGAAGATGTTAGACTAAAATACGAAAGTTGGAAAGTGAACGAATGGAAAGACGGCAACGATAAAAAAATTATGAATTGGAAAACTAAATTGAATAATACTTTGCCTTACATTCGTAAAGACGAATTCAAAACTTATACACCTAACATAATACACGAATAAAATGTATAAAAGACTAAGCGACCTACAAACGGAATTACACAACATAAGGCACGAAAAGAACGTACGAGGTAATTCAATAGGCTGGACTTTTGACCAAATACCGTACACGGTAAAAGAAGGATGTACAACTTATATAGGAGCCGCACCCGCCAGCGGTAAAACGGAAATATGGTTCGAGTTTTTAATTAATTTAAGTTGCTTACACGGTTGGAAACACGTAATATTTTCCCCCGAAACGGGTAACGCTGCCGAAATATACGCCGAATTATGCTATAAATATATCGGTAAACCGTACACAATAGGCGAAAACAACATGACACAAGGCGAACAAGTGGCTGCGGAAATGTTTGTTAACGATCATTTTATAGTAATTGACCCTATTGACGAAGATTTAACGCTTGAAAACTTCTATAAATTAGTTGATGAAATTGAACGTACGCAAGAAATAACAATTAACACAACTACAATAGACCCCTGGAATGAACTTACTGAAGAATACATACATTCGGACTTAGGCCGCGAGGACAAATATTTGAGTAGAATTTTAGGGATGGCACGTAAAAACGCCCGAAAGACGAAAAGACACAATTGCATTATAAACCACGTACGCGACCAAGCACCAGTAACACAAAACGGACATACATTTTACCCTATGCCAACGGCGCGCGACTTTGCGGGCGGTCAAGTATGGTTTAGAAAAGGTTTAACGGTTTTAATTCCGTGGCGACCACCAGCTGGAGTAATGGATAGCGAAGGTAATTTATATGAAGAAAACGAAGTACACTTAAAAGTGGCTAAAAGCAAGCCTAAAGGCGTTTCAAAAAACGGTACTTACAAAATGTATTTAGACGTTGAAAAATATCAATACTATATAAAAGACATTGTAGGAAATAAAATATACGCTATGCGACAAAAACACGAATTAAGACCCGTTTCAAATAGTTTTCCTGTACGTAATCCTGATATTGTAAACGGAAAAGAATTACTTTCGTTTAGTGAACGAATGAAGCAAGGCGCATTTGAAGAATTAAAACCAATTGAAAACAAGGATGGCGAAATGACTATGCCATTTTAAATTAAGAAATATGCTTGAAATGATAAAACGTAAAGCGGGTTTAAACGTAGTTTACTGGAAAATAAAATATAGTTTAGACAACATCAAAGAAAAACACGAACACCGTACCGACCTAATTTCTTCAATGGAAAAAAGTTTAGGCGAAGTAGGCGAAGCGGTGCAATATTTAAACCACGTAGATAAAATGTTAATGGCTACGAATAGACGTAACCACGAATTAGAACTTGAAAACATAATGTTAAAACAAGAGAATAAAAGCCTAAAAATAAATGTAGAAAAATTAATAGATGGACTATAAAAACTGTTTTACTTGTAAACAAGAACTACCGTTAAATGCTTTTAACCCTTCAAGCATGAAGTACCAGCTAAAGACGGATAAAAACGTTATGCGTGTATGTAAGAAATGTACTTTTTTTAAAGCAATAAAACAACTATCAATGATAAAATACAACTTTGAAATAATGAAATTTGAAATTATAGAATTTGAAAACGCTGGAGAAGTAGCTGAATACTTTACTAAAAACAATTTAATATGAAAATAAAAATAAACTTAAAACCAACTGAAGAGCAAAAGCAAAAACAGTTAGAAAAACAAAACGAACTTTTACAAGGCGTAAAAATTGCTTTTATGAACTTTGACGAAAGCGGTAAAATTAATTTATTAGATGACTTAAAAGATTTAAATTGGATTGAATATGACAAAAACACGAAAATGTAAGTATTGTAGATCCGTCTTTTCGCCGATTACAACGCTACAAAAAAATTGCTTTGACCCTAATTGCGTAACTGAATGGATAAACGAAGTAAAACAAAAGAACTGGCAAAAGAAAAAAGCGAAATTAAAAGCCGATTTAATGACCGTTCAAGACTATATAAAATTAGCTCAACAAGTATTTAATAAATATATTCGTTTACGTGATGCCGGGAACGTTTGTATTTCGTGCCAAAAGAAACCCTTAAAAGAGAATGCGGGACACTTCTACAATGCTAATAATCATTGGTCGGTACGTTTTGACGAACGCAACGTACATTTACAATGTGAACACTGCAATACTTTTCTTTCGGGTAACTTAATTTACTACCGGGAAAACCTATTAAAGAAAATAGGAATAGAAGAATTTGAGAATTTAAGCGCTGAAGCTATGAAAACACGAAAGTTCACAATCGAGGAACTAAAAGAAATTATATCAACTTATAAAAAAAAATGTAAGGAAATAGAATTATATTAAAAAATAATATTAATTTTGAAGAAATAAATTAAATTAAGTATTATGAAAACAGCATTACAAGAAGCATTCACGGAATTAGAAAAGCTTCATCCGTCTTTATTTGACATTTACACCGAAAAGGGTAGGGAGTTCGTAAATAACTTTCACAAGTTTTTACAACTTGAAAAGATACAAATAATTGAAGCGCACGGAAATAAACTAAAGAAAAGCAAAGGCGTTACGAATTACGAATATTGGTTAACTGGCGAAATGTATTACGAACAAACTTTTGAGAAATGAGTATAAAGAACTTTGAAGAACACACCAGCGAGTTAACAGCTGAAGAAATGCAAATTTTGCAATTAGTAGTAAACGGTTTTAGGCACTACAAAAAGACGAACCCGATAAAAGCCGAATTAATAGTTACTCGAATGAATAACTACCTACAAGAAAACGGATATAAAATAAGGCTAACGCAACCACGTTTAAGAAAGTTAGTAAACTATATACGTACAAATGGCTTAATACCGTTAATAGCGACGTCACACGGCTATTTTACAAGCGATTGTAAGCAAACTATACTTGAACAAATTCAAAGCCTTCAGGAACGTGCTAATTCAATTGAACGATGCGCACAAGGTCTTAAGAAATTTTTATGAAAGTAACGGATAAAATAGAAATAACAAACGAAGATAATATGCAGCTCATGGCTCGCTATCCAGATAACTATTTTGATTTAGCTATTGTAGACCCGCCTTATGGGATAGGAGAAAGTAGTAAAAATAGAAATGGAATAACTAAATTAAAAGATAAAAGAAACGGAAGAATTAGTTATGTAAAAACGGATAATGAAATAAAAGACTGGGACAAAAACCCGCCACCTGTAGAATATTTTATTGAATTGCAAAGAATTTCAAAAAATCAAATAATATTTGGTGCTAATCATTTTATTGAATTAATACCAAATGCAAATAGTTCAAGTTGGTTTGTTTGGGATAAATGTAATGGAACTTCTGATTTTGCTGATTGTGAATTAGCTTGGACTTCTTTTAATTCGGCAGTAAGGCAATTTAGATTTATGTGGAGTGGAATGTTTCAGGGTAAACAATCATTTACAAATGGACATATATTTGAAGGTAATTTAAGTTTACACGAAAAAAGAATACACAAAACACATAAACCCGTTATAATTTACAAATGGCTTCTTGACAAATACGCTAAGCCAAATGATAAAATACTTGATACTCACTTAGGCAGTGGCTCAATAGCAATTGCCTGCCATGATTACGGATTCGAATTAACGGCTTGTGAATTAGATTTAGAATACTACGAAAAGGCGGTTGAACGAATAAACAACCACGTAGCACAATTAAAATTATTTTAAGTATTTTTTTTAAAACTATTATTATATTAAAAATTAATATTATATTTGTAGAAAATTAAACAAAGTTATTATGAAACATTTATTAAAAAGTCTGGCGGCGTTCCAGCAAGAAGTGAAAGTAATTCACAAAGCAACACAAGGGTACGGATATTCGTATGCTGATTTACCTAAAATTTTCGATGAAATAAACCCGTTACTACAAAAACACGGATTAGGATTCACGCAATTAATAAACACTAAAGAGGGCGTTAACTATTTAGCTACGGTAGTATTTCATGTAGAAAGCGGTGAACAAATAGAAAGTAACTGCATGATCCCGTATGTACAACTAAAAGGAATGAATGATTTTCAAAGTTTCGGTTCGGGCGTTACGTATTTTCGTAGGTATTGTTTGAGTTCGATGTTAGGTTTAGTAACGGATAAAGATACGGATGCTTCAGGAGAACAAGTTAAAACAAAGAAAAAGCCTAAAATTGACAATGATAGACTTGAAAAAGCAATTGCAGCCGTTAAAAGTGGTAAATATGAATTAGCTGATATACCGTTAAACTTTGATTTAACTGATGAACAAATAGAAATACTTGGTAGAATATGAAAATTAGAGCATCACAAATCGGAAAAATAATGACGAACCCCCGCACAAAGGGGGAACGTCTTTCGCTAACTACTAAAAGCTACATTTTAGAATTAGCAATACAAGAAAAATACGGAATACAAAAAGAGTTTTGGAGTAGATACACGGACAAAGGAATTGAAGTAGAAGACGAAGCCATTAAGTTAGTAGGCGAAGTTTTAAACGTAGGCTTTATTTACAAGAATGAAGAACGAATAACGAACGAATTTATAACTGGCGTGCCTGATGTAAACACGGATGTACTGATTGACGTTAAAAGTTCTTGGGATGCGTTTACGTTTTTTGAAAAGGTAGTAGAAGACGAACTAAAAAACAAAGATTATTACTATCAGCTTCAGGGTTATATGTGGCTAACTGACAAACAAGAGGCTTTATTATGTTATTGTTTAGTTGATACGCCTTTACAAATAGTAGAAGACGAAATAAGAAGGGAACATTGGAAGCAAAACTTAATTAGTGAAAGTTCCGATTTAAGAGAGTTTGTAGAAGATAAGCATACATTCGGCCATATACCTATGGAAAAGCGCGTTAAAACGCACGTAGTAAAGCGTGACGATGAAGTTATCGAAGCTATTAAAACACGAATAGAAGAATGTAACGAATATTATAACGAAATAATAGACTTAATATGATAGATTTAGCAGAATTTTTTGAAAGCATTATTGACAAGTACGGAGAATCAAGGGCTAAAATGATTGAATATAAATTAAAATATGAATCTTTAGAAAGTAAAGTTCAAGTTTTAGAAAATCAATTAACAAGTGCAAAGGCTCAAATTCAACTATTAAATGAAACAATAAGCGAATACGAGTGCGAAAAATTTAAAGATTAATGTTATGAACCCCGAAGTAAACCAAGAAATACAAGACTTAAAAAAAGAACTAAAAGAAATAAAGCAATTAATAGAAGCTTTAACTGCGTTAACTGATGAAGGCGGTACGGTAAACGGAGATTCTTTAATAGTTAAAATGTTAAAAATAAAAATAAATAAAAAGTAAAATGGAAAATTTAGCAAAGGTTCTATTGGTGCCTATGGACTACGACGAAAGACGAGAAAGAGTTGTTGAAGCAATTATTACGTATTTAAATTACGACGCGGTTTCAGATGAAAGGTGGCACAGTCCGTTTGACGATGAAGATAGACAAGCAAGGGTACGTAAAGACGCTGAAAAAATAGCGGATATAACATTGGATTATTATAAAGTAGAATTAAAATAAAAAGTAAAATGGAACAAAAAAACTACGGTAGCCTATCTACCAACAAATTTAAAAAACAAGATTCACACCCCGACTTTAAAGGTAGTATAACAATTAACGGAATTAAGTACGAATTAGCTGGTTGGAAAAAACAAGGCGACAATGGGGCTTATATAAGCTTGAAAGCGCAACTACCAAGCGATAATCAAAACGTAGTTAAACAGCCTGATCCGCAACCTAAAAACGATATATCCGACTTCTTAAACGATTTCTAATGAAAGCAAGTAAAATAATAGCAAATAGCGACGAGATAACGCGTAAAATGTTACGGGACTACCTACAAAAACACGAACTATCATTGAATGCTTTTTGTTTAGATGCTAAACTTCATCAAAGTAATATTCACACGTTTTTAAATGGTAAATCTTTAACAAGTAAAACGATCCAGCGTTTAGCTAAATACCTAAATGAAAAAGGAATGTAATTTTTTTTTCTAAAAGTGTTGTTTATTTAAAAAGTTATATTAATTTTGAAGAAATAATTAAAACAAAGCACTATGAAAACACGTAATTGGAAAATTGAAGCGGTAGACTTTTACAATAGAACTGGTTATTTCGACATTAACCTTGGTAGATTTGGTTATATGGAATTACAATTTGACGTAGAATTTACCCGTGACGGTAACGAAGTAGAGGAAGCACAAGTATATTTAACGAGATACGATTTATACGATGCTGATTACAACTACGTAAAACACGGAATACTAAACAACCGTAATTCAAAACTAATTTGTGAGTCTTTACAAGAACTAATTTACGACAACCCTACTGCGTTTGGTTTTGAGTACGAAGACGAAGCTGAAGAAATTTTATACTGGCAAGAATTACGACGTGATGAGAGATATTAAAAAAAAAGTATAACTTTGTAATGTGAGATACATACTACTATTACCGTTTTTTATAGCCTTGTTCATTTTGGATAGGGTTTTTTTGATTATGGTATATTGGAAAAGTGCGCATAAATTTGAAAGGTGGGTATATAAAGACGAATTAATATTGGAATCAATGTTTCGTGTTACAATAGGTTTATTAAGTTTTTTAGTTATTCAGTTATTTATTTCGATTTGGTAAATGAAAAGTTTTTATTAGAACTAAGTAAACACCACAAAGACTGGATTAAAATTGTAGGCACTTTTGGAGAAGAATTTTACGCTGAAGATATAGTTCAAGAAATGTATTTAAAAATGGCGGTAATAAATAACGTTGAAAGATTTTATTTAAACGGCAAACTGAATAAGAACTTTGTCTGGACTGTTTTAAGAAACATGACTTTTGATTATAAAAAGAGCAAAACACGAATAACAAAAGTAAGCATAACGGAAGCCTACCAGATAAAAGACGAATACTTGCCTGAAATACTTGAAGCAAAGAAACGATTAGAAATAAAGATAAACCAAGAGGTTAAACAATGGCACTGGTACGATCAACTATTATTTGACCTTTACCGAACTTCAGGAATGAGTACAAGGCAAATTGAAGGCGTAACGGGAATAAGTTTTAAAAGTGTATGGAAAACAATTAAGACTTGCAAAGAACGTTTAAAAGATAATGTAAAAGAAGATTACGAAGATTTTAAGAACCAGGATTACGAATTAATAAAATAAAAATGGATAAAGAAAAATTACAAAGATGCAACGAACTATTAAAAAAAATAGAACATTGTCATCAACAAATAAAATATTTTGAATATTCACAATGTGAAAATGTAGTTGAAATGACTTCAAGCATTCGTTTCGGTACTTCAAATAACTTCGGTATAATTCCGAGTTGTCTTTTCCGTTCTATTGGTAGGATAGTTTTAAATGAATGGAAACAAGAATTAATTGAGTTAGAAAATAAATTTAATTTAGAATAAAAATGACAAGAAAAAGACGAACAAAAGCTGAAATATTAGCAGCTGAAAGTAAAGGATTAGGGGACACAGTAGAAAAGGTTTTAGAAGCTACTGGAGTTTCAAAGGTTGCTAAATGGTTATTAGGTGAAGACTGCGGTTGTGACGAGCGCAAAGCAAAGTTAAACGAGTTATTTCCGTACCGTAAACCGCTATGCCTACAAAAAGACGAACACGAATATTTACAAGAATGGTTTAGCGTAAGCCGTCACTCAATAAAGCCTACTGAACAAAAGGAACTATTAAAAATTTACAATAGAGTATTTAAAGTAAATATGCAACCAACAAGCTGCGGTAGTTGTCTACGTGATATGATGCATAAATTAGAAATACTATTTAACACGTACGAAGATGCCAATTCCTAAACCACGAAAAGACGAAAGCAAAAAAGACTTCATTCAAAGATGCATGACAGACGATACAATGACTTTTGAATACGAAGATATAGACCAACGTTTAGCGGTATGTTCAACAACTTATGAAGAAAAATTAAATGAAGTTAGTAAAGATAAGCGAGGTTAAGCCCAACCCGAAGAACCCAAGAATAAATTAGGTATATTGGGGGAAAGTATGTATATTTGTATTATGGAAAAACAAATTAAAGGATTTAGCAAATATACGTTTACTGATTGCGGTAAAATATTCGCACTGGATAAAAAAGGCAAACGAGAAATTAAAGGTGCAAAAGATAAAAATGGTTATTTAAAAATAACTTTAGTAAGTGATGACAAAAAGAATTTATATTTTAGAAAACATCGATTAATTGCTGAGGCATTTTTAGGTAAAAGCGATATGCAGGTTAACCATAAAGACGGAAACATCTTAAACAATGAATTAAATAATTTAGAATATGTTACTGCAATGGAAAATCAATCGCATAGAAGAAAAATGGAAGGTCGTGATGTTGGAGTATGTTGGGCAAAAAAAGAAAACAAATGGAGGGCTTATTTGCAACACAACAAAAATTGGTATCATTTAGGATTTTATGAAGAAAAACACGAAGCAAAACAAGCATACAATAGAAAATTAAGTGAATTAAATATTACAAATAAATACGCATGATAATAGAAAAGAAAAAATTATCCGAATTAAAACCAGCACCCTACAATCCAAGACAAAGTACAGCAAAACAAGAAAAGCATTTAAAAGCAAGTCTTGAAAAGTTTGGAGTAGTTGAACCAATTATTTACAATAAGCAAACAGGATATATTGTAGGAGGTCATTTTAGAGTACGTGAGTTAACAAAACTCGGATATAAAGAAGTTGAATGTGTAATAGTAGATTTAAACGAAGAAGATGAACGCGAATTGAATATTCGATTAAACGCAAACACTGGTGAATGGGATTGGGATAGTTTAGCAAATGAGTGGAACACGGACGAACTAACTGATTGGGGTTTGGATATTCCTAACTTTAAC